GCTATCCCAAATCCTAGACTACAACGAACATTCGGAACATGATGATGCTCCCGACTCATTGGCAAGCGCGATTAGAAAGTATGAAACCAAAACCCGCTTCAAGGGATTTACAGAGGGGATTTAATAAATGATTCAATACCGCACTTACTTTTACGATAACGGGCGTGACCCTCTTTTCGATGCCTTTACCTTGCCCGCTGAAACGGAAATGACCGTTGACCTACTGACTTCTCTTATAGGCGCGTTCAATTCTGGGTATGCGCGGCGGTATGAGATTTTGGATACACCGTTTAGGCGGCAATTCGCCATTTTCGGGCGCAACCCCAGAGAAGATTACAAACCAGATAACAGATTGGCGGCTAATTTCTGTAGGCAGATCGCTACAACCTTTGAGGGCTATTTCATTGGAAACCCGGTTGAGTACCGCAACACAGACGAAATAGCCGATACATGGCTAGACCTTTACAACAAACGCAACAATCAAGCGGGCGTGGATGCGTCTATCTCGATGGGTTGCACAAAATACGGCAGGGCTTATGAACTTCTCTACATGAACCAACACGGCGAACCTGCAAGCGCGTACATTTCCCCCCGCGCCGGGTTTGTAGTCTATGACGATTCAGTAGTGCGCGAACCGCTCTTTGGGGTTACGTTTGCTCTTGACGATCACGGCTCATTGTTCGGCGCGTGGAGTGATTCACGGCAGATCGTGCAGTTCAAGAATTCTGGTAACGGTATCGAATTCGAGGAACCAACGCCGCATGTTTTCGGCGGTGTGCCTCTGATCGAATACACTCAGGATGAAAATAGCGCGGGGTTGTATGAAGATGTGATGAACCTTGCAGATGCTTTCAACGCCGCTTTGAGTGAAAAGGCAAACGACGTTGAGTATTTTGCAGATGCGTACTTAGCCGTTACCGGTGTAGAGTTGCCAGAGGATTTCAAAGTTGATTTGAGAGAATACCGCCTTATTAACGTTTGGGGTGAGGAAACTCCCAACGTGTATTTCCTCGAAAAGCCTAACGCCGATGTGACACAAGAAAACTTACTCTCACGTCTGGAAACGCTGATTTACAAAACGTCTATGGTTCCTGACATTACGGATGAATCTTTCTATACTGCAAGCGGTACCGCCCTTACCAAAAGGCTTATGCCAATGGCTAACATGGCTAAGAGCAAAGAGCAGCGGTTCAAGGATTCCATTAGGCACAGGCTGAGGCTACTTTCCAATGTTCCGGGCGAGAGTTTCACCGGTGATGATTGGGCTACTACTGAAATACTTATGACGCGCAACATGCCCGCCGATCTTGCGAATGAGGCACAGATAGCGGGCGCGTTGGCGGGTATCGTTTCTGAGGAAACGCAACTTTCCATTCTCTCGTGTGTTGAAGATGCAGCGGGTGAAATGGAACGCAAGCGCAACGAAAGAGAATCATTGAACAATGAAATGTATCCGGCTCTAGGGGGTAACGATGATCGCTAGCTATCAAGGTAGATACAGGCTCAATATCCGTAAGGGCGCGGGTACGTCTTTCCCGGTCGTTCGCACTATGGAACGTGGAGAGAAGATTGAAATTCAAGCCATTGAAGGTGAGTGGGCTAAATGCCGTGAGGGTTATATCATGGCGGACAAACTCTATTTCGAGGCAGAAACGAACGACCATGCCGGTGCGGTTGGAAATCCTGAATACATCTTTGAGAAAATGCGGGTTGTTGAGTTGCGCGATTACGCCGAGAAAAACGGCATTGAGATTAAACCCGGCATGAAAAAAGCTGAGATTATCGCCGCAATTCGTGAGGCGTAGAAATGGATAGCCCCGACTATTGGGAGCGGCGCAAAGTCAAGCTATACGCTCAGGTAGAACGTGAAGAGGCGAAATTAGCCAAACAACTCAATTCGTACTATGAGCGTGAAGCGGCGAAACTGTCTAAAGAGATCGCGTCTTACTATCAGAGGTACGGCGAAAACAACGTATTGCAATACAGGAACATGCTCATAAGCCTAAGCGATACGGATAAACAATTACTTTTCGCCCAGATGGACGCTTTTGCAAAAAAGTACCCTCAGTATCAACACCTAATGCCCGTTAGGGAATCAATCTACAAACTCAATGAGTTAGAGGGCGTTAGGGAATCAATGCGCTTGCAGCAGTTGAACATAGGCGCGGCAGAGATTGACAGAATAACGCCGATGCTTACGAACGACGCATTGAGGGCGGCGGATTTGATCGCTGAGGAAATGGGCTTTGGCGCGAATTTCTACACCGTTAACGCCGATGTTGTAAAACTCACGGTTGGGGCTAAGTGGACGGGTGGAGAAGATTTTTCAGATCGCATATGGTCAAACAAACAAAAGCTGACTGACTTTCTCTATAACGAATTCGCGCAAGGTTTAGCCCGTGGCGTTAACTATGACACGATGGAACGCCAACTAAGGGAAAAGTTCGTTGATCGTTCGCGCTACGAAACAATGCGCGTAATTCGCACAGAGGGAACGTTTGTGCTGAATGAGGCGCAACGGCAGAGTTTTATGAGCCTATACGGTAGCGACGATGCCGCCTATTTTCTCTCAACGATCACGGACGGGAAAGCGTGCGCGGATTGCACGGCGATTGAAAATGAAATGCGCGTTAACCCGGCTCTGTGTAGTGAGGCGGAACCGGGGATAAATTTCCCGCCTATCCATCCTAATTGCCGCTGTACCACACAATTTGCCTTAGGCACGTCTGAGGATTTCATATCTGACATGCGCGAACAGTTAGCAGAGTTTGAGGAATGATTACATACTACTTTTGGGCTGGGTATTGTGGTTATTGCAAGTGGGCAAGGCGGGAGATCATCGAACCGCTCATGGAACAGGGCGCGAACATCGAGATAATTAACTGCATGGATAACCCTGATAAGGCGATTAGATACACGGTCAAAAAGATCCCCACTCTCATTACCGTTGATGAATCTGGTAAAGAGATAAAACGATTAGAACGACACGCGATAAACGAACAGAGCGTAAAAACGATGTTGGGAATATAGCCGCTTTCGGGCGGCTTTTTCTATTACCCGGAAGGGTACGCCCAAGCATTGAGCGGCGTTAAAAGCTATGGCAGGTGTAGGCATGGAACACGTAAAAAACTATGGAGGTAAGCAAATGGCAAACGACGAAACGATCACAACGGTTAGTTCCACTTCATACCCACCCCAGAACGCCGCTATTTCGGCGAATACGGCGGACGTTACAACGGCTTTGCATGTTGCGCCGCCGGAAGAGAAGCCCGCAAAGCCGGAAAAGGAAAAGGCAACGCCTGAAAAGAAATACACGGATTCAGACGTTGACGAAATCATTAAAAAGCGGCTAGCCCGCGCACATGCTGAATGGGAATCAAAGGCGGCTAAAGAGCGTGAAGAGGCTACGGAGGCTGAGAAGCTAAAGGGTATGAACGAACTTGACCGGGCAAAGCACGAACGGGAAAGGCTAGAGAAGGAAAACGCCGCATTAATCGAGCAGATCAACCTTTCACAGCAAATGGAGGTTGCGCGTGAGACGTTGGCTGAATCCGGTATCAATTTCCCCCCGGCGTTGCTAAAGATGTTTGTTTCCCCCGACGCTGCAAAGACTAAAGAGGCGGTGGACGCTGTAACGGGTTTGTGGGCGGCTGAGGTTGATAGGGCGGTTAAGGATGCTCTTAGAGCGCAACCGCCAAAATCACCCAACCCAACGACGGCGGCAACGCCCAGCGCGGGCAAGACGTTTGCAGAGGCATACAACGCCAAAATGAACGGAGGTAACTAAATGGCGTTCAATGAGAATCTGACTGTTTTTCAGTCGCTTAATATTCTTGAGTCCGAGATCGGACTCGTGACTAAGACGCGCACCGCTGTAAGCGGCGCGGTTGAGATTTCGTCTATCGGCGGTAAGAGCATTGTTAAGGCGGGTAGCCTTTTCACCGGTACGAATGAGTACGGTGTTGTGTTCGAGGATTACGATATTACGGGCGAGACGGCTTATCCGATTTCGGTTATCTTTGCCGGTCGTGTTCGCGCTGATCGCGTTTCCGATAATGTCACCGCTAAGAAATCCGACCTTGCCGCCGTTGGGCTGTACCTTATCACGGTTCCCGCCCCGCAGGGTGCGACCGGTGCAACCGGGGCAACCGGCGCGACCGGCGCAACGTCCTAAACCTAGATTCTGAAAGGAGTTGATATAAATGAGCATTAACTATTCCAACCTTATTACCGATGCCGAACTGCTCGACTTCTCGCAGAATCTGAGCGTTCAGAGGAATTATCTTGGGAATCGCCTTTTCCCCGACCGTAAGACCCAGTATGTTTTCGCTGAGTATTCGCGCGTTGCTAAGGGCGGCACCCTTCCGACTATCGCCCCGGTTCACGCGCTTGACACTGAGGCGTACATTGCTAGTAGGCTCCCGTTCGATAAGATTAGGACGGAAACCCTGCTTATCAAGGAAAAGATCAATGTTACCGAGGCTATCCGCAAGATTACTAACGGTATGGGCATGGATGGCGTGAAAGAGTACGTCTTTGATGATGTGGCGCGTATGGCTGAGGGCGTTATCACCCGCGCCGAGGTTGCTAAGATGGAAGTTCTTACGTCGGGGCAACTTGCCATTGACGAGAACGGCGCAACTTTCACGGTTGATTACGGTGTTCCCGCCGGTAACAAGGATACCGCTTCGTGGGGCAAGACTAGTGATATTCTGGGTGACATTGGCGATTGGTACGCCGCTATCGAGGCGGCGGGGCTTGCGCCTGACACTATCGTTACCACCCGCGCTATCTTCTCGATGATGTGCAAGAATACGAAGGTTCAGACGGCTATTTTCGGTACCGCTGGCGCTGGAACCATCCCGACCCGTGATCAGGTCAATAACCTGCTCTCTAGCATGTTCGATGGGCTTACGTTGGAGATCAATGAAGCGCGTTATGGTATCGAGGGCGTGGACGCAAGCGGTAAGGCTACCGTTACCGCTGGCAGGATGTTCCCGGCTGGCAAGTTCGTTATGTTCGCGTCTGGTTCCAACGGTGCTTTGGGCGCGGGCATTTGGGGCGTTACGCCGGAGGAAGAGGCACAGGGCGGCGCGTTCGATGCTCTGCGACAGCAGCAGTTCGTGACGGTTACCCAGTGGAACAGCCCAGACCCTGTTGCACACTGGACTAAGGCAAGCGGTATGTTCATCCCGGCTCTTGCCAACCCCAACGCCCTTGCTATCGCCGATATTACGATTTCCGAGGGTTAAACATGGATGCGGCAATTAAAGCCGCTCTATCCGAACGGGTAGCGGCGCGGCTCTTGGAAGATGAAGCCGCGCCGCCCCAAACGGCTATTGATGAAATGTTGCAAAGCGCGTTTGACCGTGTATCCATCCGCCTAGCCCCCTACGCCGTACCGGATGCCGCTTATACCATCGTTGTAGAGGTTGCGGTAAAGGCTCTAAGGTTGCGGGGCTATGAAGGTTCTAAGTCTGAATCTATGGGTGACGGGGGGAGCGTTTCCAACACTTTCATTGATGATTTGATGGCGGCTTATGAGGATGATCTCGCGTCGTTGCGGCGTAGCCTATCTAGTACAACGGGTACGGTTGGCATTAGGTTTTTCTAAGGGGGTAAACATGCGTTGGCGTATAGGTACCCTTTACGGACTAACCCAAACCGGTACAGACGAAACACACAAACCGGTATGCGAACTAACAGAGATTGGAACGGCTCATTTCCGCACGCTCCCATTCAAGGCTGTAGAACAACCGGTAGTTGGTAATGGCTTTGACCTTATCACCCGCACATGGTTTACGGCGAAAACCCCGAACACGTTTGAAAACGTTTCGGAGATCGCGCTAGGCGGCTACCGGTGGACGGTTGCCCACTATGCGGCGTTTCGTGACGGCGCGGCTGTGACGGTCTATCGAACCAAAAAGCCCGTTGGGGCTACAGGTGCGACGGGTATCACGGGTGCGACCGGAAACACCGGCGTTACATCGGGGGGCTAGTCATGGGACTGATTCAAGTAACGCTAACCGATGTTGACGGGCTAGGGATAAAGCTAGATCAATGGGCGCAACTCCAAAGCGTGTTTCCCCAAATTGCCCTGAGAGAAGCGACAGAGATATACAACCGGGGCAAGTCTGAGGGCGGTACACCCGTGCGAACCGGTGAGTTGATGGGTTCGCTAACCCTCATTGGGAACGATGAAGTGGCGTATATAAAAGACTACGCGCCGCATGTTGAATACGGACACCGCACACGGGGGAACGGCTACGTAGAGGGGCAACGCTTTTTTGAATCGAACATCGAAGCGCAAAAACCGATTTACAAAGAGCATTTGTTAGAGATTTTGGAGGGGTAGAATGTCAACGCTGAGACTTTCGGCGGCGGTGTTTCTGGGTGAGCTAATCACATTCATAGAGCAACGCACGGGGATACCAACCCATGACACGCCGGAAAACCAACCCTCACCCCTCTTTGCGGTTGAATTGCTCAAAACGGAACCGGCTAACACTAAAACAATGTTTGTAGATCGCTACGATGTGCGGATACACGCGATAGCCGCCGCCGTCAACCCTCACTCAAACGCGCCTGTTCTACGGCTCATTCAGGCGTTGGAAATCGCGTTAGATGAGCGCATACGAATTAATGAGCCGTTTCACGTTTACGATCAGGAATACAGGGGTATACGTAGCCTAAAGAAAGACGAAAGCGGGGAGGGGCACGCCATAACCGATTGGAGTTTTTTCATTTGCTATGGGTACCGCTGTAAATAGAAAGGGGGCAAAATGCCTACAGGTGCAACGGGCGCAACCGGCGGGACTGGTACTCTTTACGGTTGTGATTTCGATAGCATGACCGCTAAGGCTGTGGCGGGTAAAGATATTATCGCCCTTGTGACGGACTCCACCGGCGCGGAGGTTCTCGCTATCGCCGGGCAACAGTCGCTTAGCTACAACATGAGCGCGAACACGACCCAGAGTGCTACGAAAGACGATGATACCAACGGATGGCAGGTTTCCTTCCACGGAACTAAGAGTTGGGATGCATCGGTTGATGGGCTTTTCTCTGTCAATGATTCAACTCACGCCGTGGTTGCTAAGGCTCTTGCCAATGACGATTACCTGTGCTTGAAGATTTGCAAGCGCGTCAAGAGTGAGAATTCTACCACCTACACGCCTATTCGTATGGGTTTGGCTATCGTCACGTCTGACAATTTCACCGCCGGTAATGAGGATAACGCTACTTATTCGATGGCGTTTCAGGGTACCGGTAAGCCGTGGCTTATCGAAGAGGCTACCGACTCCGAGATTTTGGCGGCTACTATCACCGTTGAGGGTTAATTAAAGGGGAATCCATGAATAACACCCGTTTTGAGGTTGACGGAAAATCCTACGTGCTTAAATACACTATGGAACGTATTAATCTGTATGAGGATGCGCACGGCTCTATTGGGCGTATGCTCTATACAGGTGACGTTTTCCTAAAATTCTCTGAGTTGTGCGACCTAATGGCTTGCGCCATGAAGGAAGAGGGCGGGGCGTATGTCAACCCGCAAACCGCTTTCGATATGGCGGGCAACGTCATACGCGCCAATGGGTACTATGAAACCCTCATGGCTACGTTTGAGCAATTGAAAGCCGATGCGGGTTTTTTATTCATGGACTTCCCGACGGGGGAGAGTGGTACCACGATCTAAAACTCTTAACAGAGTATGAATACTACACATCCACCCCGGCGGGCGGTGAAGAGGCACGGGCTAGAAAAAGATTCTCCCGGCAGGTTGATTACGCCTTTTTTGCCGCCCGCTTAGGGTGGACACCCGATCAATACAATTCTCTAACACCTATCGAACGTTTGTTCGTTCGTAAGGAACTTGAAACCGTAACCGCTGAGAAGGTGGGACTTCTCCAAGATGCGGTGAGGTTGGCTTTCGTCAATGCCTACAACGGCAAGAATTACCGTGTATTCAGGAAACGAATAGCGCGTGACGAAAGCATCACAGATGATGAAGTTCAAAAACTTGCGGCGGCTTGCAAGGATAATCCGCCGTGGGTTCCTTGGAGATAGAAAACAATGGCTGATTACACATTAAGCGCAAAAGTGACGTTAGACGCTTCACAATTCACACAGGGCGCAAGAAACGTAACAAACCAGCTTGATAATATGACGAACGCAACGGGCAACATGACTAAATCGGTTGCTCTGGGTAACGTTGCGGCGGGGATTTTCACTAAAGGCATGGGCGCGTTGAGATCGTCAATGGGCGCGGCTGTGAAACGCCTCGATACCATGAAAAACTTTCCTATCCTCATGGAGAGTCTAGGATATAACTCTCAGGATGCGGCTAAGTCTATTCAAAAGATTTCCGATAACCTAGACGGGCTACCCACTTCAACGGATGCCATAGTTGGCATGGTTCAACAGTTAGCCCCCCTTACTAAATCGCTTGATGAAGCTACAGATATTTCACTAGCGATGAATAACGCACTTTTAGCGGGCGGCAAGGCTACCAACGTTCAAGAAAACGCGATGCAACAATATACCCGCATGTTATCGGCGGGAGCGGTTGACATGCGCGGTTGGCGTTCGATGGTAAACGCCATGCCCGGACAACTTAATCAGGTTTCTAAAGCTATGTTGGGTAGCAAAGCATCCACTAATGATCTCTATGAGGCTCTAAAGGATGGTACTGTTTCATTTGACGATTTCAACAAAACCGTTATGAAGCTAAACGATCAGGGTTTGCCCGGTATGAAATCGTTTGAGGAACAGGCGCGGGCGGCTACCGGCGGTATTGGTACCGCTGTGCAAAACCTTAAAAACCGTATTGCTAAGGGTTTGGCGGATATTCTAGAGGGTATCGGCAGGGATAGAATCTCTACTTTCATTAACAACCTTTCAAGCACGATCAAAAACGGGCTTTCCGGTTTGTCTGATTTTGCGGGCAAGGCGGCGGATGTTGTTTTCCCGATACTTGAAAAACTAGTGCAGAATCTTCCGAAAATCGCGGCGGCTGTGACGGCTCTAACCGGGTTGAAGTTTGCCGGTAATTTCGTTGGTACGCTTGCAACTTTCGGAACGAACATTCTAAACGTAGAGGGCAACATAGGACGGTTGCGGAAGGGGCTAAACAATCTGAAAATGGCGGGCGTTGGCGCGGCTTCCGCATTGGCGGGAATCGCCGCCGCTATCGCCGTTAAAGCGGTTGTGGATTTCGTAGACCATCTAAGGGATATGAAAACCGTCACCGAGGATTTGCGCGATGCAGCGCGGGGGGCTTCAACCGAAACCCAGAGTTTCCTAGAGTCATTCCTGAGCAAATTCGGTGAGGGTGAGGGCGTAGCCGGTGCAAACGGCGGCAAGATGGTCAAAGCCGTTGACGATCTAGCAGAGGCGGGCGTAAGGCTTACCGAAAAATGGCGGGAGCAAAATGCAGAGGTAGAAGCGTCCGGGGCGCAAATGGATGCCTACATGAAAACCATTGATCAGGTAGCCGGTAAACAGGGCGAAACCGAAAAGGACACCGCCCGCCTACAGGCTGCCGTGGATGGTCTAAACAAGGCTTTGGGAACCGATTACACGGTAGTTTATGACGATGGTTATAAGATCATGGCGGATGATGCTGAGATAGCCGCCGATGCTATCCGGGATTTAATCGAGGTTCAAAAAGCCCAACTCAGGTTAGACGCATATAAACAAATGTATGAGGATGCGGTAGCCTACGAAAGACAGACAAAGGAAACAGAGAAAGCCGCCAAAAAAGCCTATGAGGATGCGGTAGCCCTTTACGGCGAACACCCAACAACGGAAGAGGGAATCCGGCAAGTTGGGCGGGCGGAACAGGCGTGGAAAGATGCAGCGGCAGAGGCTGACGCTGCAAGCGGCGCGGTTAACGACCTTTGGAACGAAATCGAAAACGCTACGATAGCGACCGATCATGCGAACGGTGAGTTTAACCGGTTCGTAGAATCTAATAGCGACCTTAAAGACGCGCTACTAGATAACGGCGTTAGTTTGGCGGATTTCTCTCAGATGCTAGAGGAAACCGGCATTTCAATTGATGATTTGGGCAAGTTAACCCCAAACGCCCTAAGGCTAATGGGTGAGAGTTTCGACGGCTCTACAGAATCCATTAAACGTTCGTATGCAGCACTAAACACCGCTGATACTAGCGTTAAAAAAGTTGTTTCCTCGATTGGCAAAATCAAGCCCGCAAACGTCAAGGTATCCGAAACCGGCGCGAAAGAAACGCAAGATGAATTAAACGATACCGCCAAAGCTGCGAACAACATTCCCGGCAGGAAAAACGTATCTGTTACCGCCGATACCAGCGCGGCGCGGGCGGCTATTGAATCGCTACGCTCTTATGCGGCTCAAACCGTTTCTTTCACCGTCAAAGCTGCATTTGGCGGCAAACAGGCGGCGGGCGGTATTTTCCTAGGGAATCCGAACATCATACCTAGACACGCCAACGGCGGCATTTTAGCCCAACCGACCCTAACTAGCGTTGGCTGGGTAGGTGAAGCCGGTGCGGAGGCTATCATACCGCTTTCAAACAAAACCTACATCCGCCCGTTTGCTCAGGCGGTGGCAACCGAAATGAGCGGCGGGGGCGGCGATATAAACGTAACGTTGATGTATAACGCCGATTCCAACGCTAAACAAATGGTTAACGATTTGAGCCGGGAGATTAAACTCAGGCGGGCTTTGGGGGTGATCTAATGGCTGACAAAGAGATTACGAAAAAGCCCTATTCCAAGGTTTCAGGGCTTGCAGCCCCGAAACGCGAAAGCGGTTACAAATTCACCGCCTCGTGGACAATCCCGGATAGGCTCAAAAATGGCAAGTATGAAGATCGCGCC